ATCAGCATTACAAAGACCGTAACCCTCCCTGGATTAAATTACATCGTGATCTGTTAAATGATCGTGATTTTATGTGCTTGCCAATTGCTAGCAAAGCGATAGCACCGTTACTCTGGCTGCTAGCATCAGAGGAAAAGAGTGGTGACTTTAACGCTAATGTTGCTGAATTGGCATTTAGACTAAGAATGACTGAAAAAGAAATAAACGATGGACTTAAGCCATTGATTTCTAAAGGATTCTTTGTTAATGCTAGCGGAGTGCTAGCAGATTGCGAGCAGCTTGCTATCCCAGAGACAGAGAGAGAGACAGAGAAAGAGGTAGAGAAGAAACCAAAAACTCTAAAAACTGCTACTCAAATTCCTGATTTATTTATGGTTGATTCTGATGCTATTGAGTTAGCAAAAAAGCTAGGTGTTGATTACGAACTAGAAAAAGACAAGTTCTGTGATTACTACAAAGGTCAAGGTAAAGTAATGAAAGATTGGAGTGCAACTTTTAGAAATTGGATTCGTAATGCAGCAGAGTATAAGAAATCTAAACAAGTAGTAAATAAACCTGCATTTGACGGTTGGTTGAGAGGTGCTAAATGAGCATAGAAAACTTACTCAATCGTCTAACGAAAGTAAAAGGTGGTAGAGGTAGATGGACTGCTTGCTGTCCTAGCCATGAGGATCGTAGTCCTTCCTTAGCGATAAGAGAGACAGAAGATGGTCGTATCCTATTGAAATGCTTTGGTGGTTGTTCTGTGCAGGAAATAGTCGGTGCTATCGGTATGGACATAGGTGAGTTATTTCCACCTGACGATAAGTTATCTCACCATAAACCTAAAGTTAAAAATGCTTTTTACGCAACAGACTTACTTAGAGTTATTGAGTTCGAGTCCGTACTGGTATCTGTAGCTGCAAGTAACCTAGCTAACGGAGTTAAATTAACTGATAATGACAGATCACGTTTAAGACAAGCACAAGAACGGATCATTGAAGCAGCGAGGCATATAACATGAATATCTGCGAAATACTTTGCTTAGTGCTGTTATTAATTTTAACGATAAGTACATTTGCTTGCATCTGGATTACTTATTTAGATTGGAAAATATATAAATGAAAACAAATTTAGAGAGTGTAGCAATACAACTAGACGTTGAGCGTAAAGCAAGACTAGTAAAGTCTCAGGATATTGATGTAGAAAAATATCTGAAGAATAACGATGTAGGTCAGAAGGTTCGTATTGTTTCGGATTGGCTTGATGAGATCACAGAGAACTACATTAATCCACCTGTTAACGATAATGCAAAAATGCCTTGGACTAAGACGCAGGATGACTTTAACTTTCGTCTAGGTGAGGTTACTTTGTACGCTGGTGGTAACGGTGGCGGTAAATCGTTAATTACAGGTCAGATAGCGTTACATTTGATTAAGCAGAAACGTAAGTGCGTAATAGCGTCATTCGAGATGAAGCCTACTTCAACGATCCACAGGATGCTTAGACAGTTCGCAGGAGAGTTTATTGACGATCCACTTACTAACGATAGAGAGAAGTACATCAAAGGACTGACTCAGCGATTTAACCAGTTCGCAGGAGAGCATTTATACATCTACGATCAGCAGGGTTCTACAACTCCGAATCAGACCATCGCTATGGCTAGGTACTGCGCTGTAGAGCTAGGCATTGAGCATATTTTTATTGACTCGTTAATGAAAGTTTGTAATGCTGAGGATAATTTCAACGAGCAGAAATACTTTGTTGACGAGCTAACAGCATTGGCACGAGATCATAACGTCCACGTTCATTTGATCCACCATATCCGAAAGTTACAGTCTGAGGAAATACAGCCTGGTAAGAACGACATCAAAGGTACTGGAGCTATAACGGATCAGGTTGATAACGTATTCTTAATGTGGCGCAATAAGCAGAAAGAGAATCGTAAGCGTAACGGTGAGAAGTACGAGGAGGATTTACCTGACGCTTACTTGATGTGCGAGAAACAAAGAAATGGTGAAGCTCAGGAAATGTACCGACTTTATTACCATCAATCAAGTCAGCAGTTTATTGAGACTTGGGGCGGTGCTACGATGGACTTTGATAACAAGGGTAGGTTTAGAGGATGAGAGTATTAATTGCTTGTGAGTATTCTGGCGCAGTCCGAGATGGCTTTATTAAAAAAGGTCATGAGGCTGTATCTTGCGACATTCTTCCTACTGATGTTCCTGGGCCGCATTACGAGGGAGATATTTTTGACATCATTAACGATGGATGGGATTTAATGATTGCTTTCCCACCTTGTACGCATTTAGCAGTAAGTGGCGCAAAGCATTTTGCTAAAAAGCGTGAGGATGGCAGACAGCAGCAAGGTATAGATTTTTTCATGAAAATGATTAATGCCAATATTCCTAAGATTGCGGTAGAGAATCCAGTTGGAATTATGAGTAGCATTTATCGTAAGCCAGATCAAATAATTCAGCCGTGGCAATTTGGCGATCAAGCTCAGAAAACGACTTGCTTGTGGTTTAAAGGTTTGCCGTTGTTAAAGCATACAAACATTGTAGATAAAGGTGAGTTTTATATTTCTCCAACTGGTAAAAAATTACCTAAGTGGTATTCTGATAATAAATCTGCAAAAGTTAGAAGTAAAACATTTCAAGGAATAGCGGATGCAATGGCGGAGCAGTGGGGATGAATGAGTTTTTTGAGGAAGAAAGACATAGGCACGAAGTCTGGCAAGTTTTACGCTGGAGAGCGCAGGATAGGAACAAGTCATCAGATTACTTGCAGCTAGTCCGTAAGATGCGAGGAGGCAATGCAGCCGATAAGCTAGAGAAAGATTGTAAGGAGCAGTGGACTAAGGGCGCAAGAGGCTTAAAAGGAGATTGGCGTGACTAACAAAGAAATAGAGGATTTAGCTGGTCATAGGAAAGTATCTGCATGGGTAATTAAGTTAGTTAGTGATGCGGTAGTCATAGAGCGTGAAGCGTGTGCAAAGTTAATGGACAATATGGACAAAAAAGATAATTTATCTAATTATTACAAAGTAGCTGCTAACGTTATTAGAGCAAGAGGAAACAATGACGTATAAGAGGGTGGACGATAATCAAGCGCAGATAGTCCGTGCATTACGAGCAGAAGGATGGTCAGTAACTCATCTTCACGCTATCGGTAAGGGTTGTCCTGACTTATTGGTTGGATTAACTAAGTACGGTGTGAAGTACAACTTCCTGCTAGAAGTCAAAGACGGTAGCAAGTCATGGAAGCTGACACCAGATCAAGTTATCTGGCACTACAATTGGCAAGGTCAGGTAGATGTAGTCACAAGTCCAGAAAATGCAGTTGATACTATTAACAATTTACTAAAGAGTGGAAATTAACCTTAATATGCTATATACTAAGTTTGTCTATGGGCAGCATAGATAAATCAAAGCCTCTTAGCTTTGGTTCTCTACCTTAAATGGTAACGTGCTGCCCACGGAGAGCCAAGCCTAAGAGGTTTTTTGCTTTCCAAGACCGTTCTGGTCGCGATAGAAATGAGCCGATGTTGGGGGCTGCTACCAAGAAAACCTAATGCGCTTACTGGCAACTCGGCGCGTGAACTTACTACAGGTATCACAGGAACAGAGCAGCAAGGTTGATGATCGGTTAGGCCACGATACGGTCGCTCTGGAAATTGAATGTAGTCCCTCTGGGTGCAGCAGTCCTACTGGATGGCTGAAGATTGTTGAATATCAACCTCTTGAGTTGCCTTATTGTCTAAAGGAAAGTAATGCGAGACATTGAACCTAATGATGCTATTAACTACATAATCAAACATTCAAAAGAATACGCTAAGGCTAAAGCTGACGTTACTTACTTGAGTGAGTTTAGGAAAACAAAGAAAGCGTTATGTTTTCAAAATAGCATGAAAAGTACGATGGCAGAGAAGGAAGCTGATGCTTACGCTCATCCAGAGTATCAAGCTGTATTAGAAGGGCTTAGGGAGGCTGTAGAAAGGGCTGAGACGCTACGCTGGATGCTCATAGCGGCTCAGGCTAGGGTAGATGTATGGCGTTCTCAGGAAGCCTCTAATCGGTTCGTAGATAAATCTACGTTTTAGATTTCATCTTCAAAGTAGTCGTACTCGTCAGCGTACCATTCATCATCTTCTTCACAGTACCAGTACCAGATTTCTTCTTCTTCATCGAAAGACCAAGCAATGCCTTCTTCATCGTACTCAAAGTCATCATCAGCAAACTCAACTTCATCGGATTCTACGTAAACAACTACATCGCCAACGGTAATCGTAACCATAATTTTCTCCAAGTAAACACAGCCCGAACGCTGTACGACAATGCTACCAGAGAATTATGACTGCTTAATAAATAGGCATTAACAATATGACAACAGATAACATTAACAGTCCAATGCACTACACAAGAGGCGGTATAGAGACCATTGACTTCATTGAAGCTAAGGGATTGAACTACAACTTAGGTAATGCTGTTAAATACATATCCAGAGCTGGTTACAAGTTAGATATGGCTGAGGATTTAAAGAAAGCAGTTTGGTATTTAAACAGGGAGATCAGTCGAATTGAAAAAGATAACAAATGATCTATAGAAATAAAACCATCCTTGAATTAGCTAGAGATATGCCTTGCCAACATTGCTATATATCGGATGGAACCGTTGTGGCTGCTCACTCAAATCAGTTGCGAGACGGTAAAGGACGTGGTATAAAATCACATGATTACCGCATAGCTGCTTTATGTTACGCCTGTCACATGGAACTGGATCAAGGCAAGAATCTAAGTAAACAAGAGCGTGTCGAAATGTGGGAAGAAGCGCATAGAAAGACGATTGGGTTACTCTTTGATAACGGCAAATTACAGGTGATTAAATGATGAAGAAAACTAAGGCTGCTAAGAAAGTCAGCAAGGTAATGAAAGAATTTGGTAAGGGTGAGCTTCATTCAGGCAAAGGTGGCCCTGTAGTTAAGTCCAGAGACCAAGCCATCGCTATAGCTTTAAGCGAAGCAAAGGTAGCTAAAAAGAAAGCCAAGAAATGAAAACAGGACTCTATTCTGCAATTCATGCTAAACGTAAGCGCATAGCTGAGGGATCAGGCGAGAAAATGAATAAGCCTGGTACTAAAGGTGCGCCAACTAAAGCAGACTTCAAGTTAGCTGCTAAGACTGCGAAGAAAAAGAAATGAGTGCGGCTTGGACAAAGAAAGCAGGAAAGAACGCTAAAGGTGGACTTAACGAGAAAGGTCGTAAGTCTTACGAAGCTGAGAATCCTGGCTCTAATCTAAAAGCTCCAGTTAAGTCGGGCGATAATCCACGTAGAGCAAGTTTTCTAGCTCGCATGGGTAATATGCCTGGAGCTGAGAAAAAACCCAATGGTGAGCCTACTAGACTGCTGTTAAGTCTAAATGCTTGGGGCGCGAGTTCAAAAGCTGATGCAAAAAAGAAAGCAGCAGCAATATCTGAAAGGAATAAAAAGAAATGAAAGGCTTAAAATCTTGTCCTAAGTGTAAGGGTGGTGAGTGCAAAGGCGGTAAGGGTTGCATGATGGAAGAAAAAGAGTACGGCAAAGAAAAGAACGGTAAGAAGAACGGCAAGATCGAGATTGAGATTAGCCTTCCGATGCGTGGTTCACGTACAAAGACGAACAAAGCCAAAAAGAAGTAATGCGTTACTCATACGGACTAGAGAATATTAAAGTTCGTGATTGGGGAGAAGGAGCTGATGTAAAGGTAGGCTCCTTTTGTTCGATTGCTGATAACGTAACGATCTTTATAGGTGGTAATCACAGGACGGATTGGGTAACGACTTATCCATTCGGACACATCCACAAAGACGTATTTAATCATCATGGGAAAGGTCATCCAGCTACTAAGGGTGACGTAGTCATAGGTAATGACGTATGGATAGGCTCAGGGTCAACAATATTATCTGGAGTCACGATTGGAGACGGGGCGGTAATTGCTGCCAACTCTGTGGTCGTAAAGGATATTCCGGCTTATGCGATTGCAGCAGGAAATCCAGCAATAGCTCTAAAGTTCAGGTTCACTCGGAGTCAGATAGAGAGACTCTTAGAAAACCCGTGGTGGGAACTACCAGATAGCCGTATAAACGATTTAATTCCATTGCTTTGCTCTAACGATATAGAGGCTCTAATTGCTGCCAAAAACGCTTAATTTAGGATCAGGTAAAGACTGGCGAGATGAGTGGTTTAACGCTGATATACAGGCTAGAACCAAGCCTGATTGGCATGTAGATATTACTCACGTAGAGTTCGGTGAGGTAATTGATACTAGGTTCGGTAAGGTAGAGATAAAGAAGGGAATGTTTAACCAGATAGTCGCTAATGACGTACTGGAGCATATACCTGATCTGGTAACAGCAATGACGAACTGCAAGGACTTGCTAGAGAGTGGTGGCGAGTTCCACATTCAAGTGCCGTATGACTTGAGTTTAGGTGCATGGCAAGACCCAACTCACGTAAGAGCATTTAACGAAAACAGCTTTTTATACTATACTGATTGGCACTGGTATTTAGGATGGGAAGATAGATTTACAGTAAAGACAATGGAGTTCGGTATATCTGAGTACGGTCAAACGATACAGGATCAGGAGACACTGCTTAGAACGCCAAGAGCAATAGATTTTATTCGAGTAATCTTAACAAAGAGCTAAAAAGCCTGAGAATTAGGATGTTGTATTTGTTTACAGCAAAAAAGCGATGGGAATCCTTTCCCTAGTTCTCAGACTTATTAATAATTATGCAAGCTATCGTTATTTGTTCCACAGGAAACATTGGGTTAAACATACTGCTTTTAAGCATAAAGGCGTATTGTCCGAACATACCTGTATATCTATCCAGTAAAAATACTGAGGATGCTGAACTTGTAGATACATGGATATACAACGTAGCTACAAACTTTGGTGATGCGTATAACGAAGCTATGTCTAAGGCGTTCTACGATGGCTACAAAGAAATCATTATTGCTAACGATGATGTTGTTATAACTCCGACAACTTATAAGAATCTACAGTCAGATATAGCATTACTAAAGAAGCATACCGATAAACTAGGTTTCGTAGGAGCAAGAAGTGATTATGTGCTTTGGGATCAAAATATTCGTTGTAGTATTACTAATGATTCTATCGTTGGGTTAAAATACGAATCAGAAGATCACATCAAAGAAGTAGGGGTCATTGCGCCTATTTTTGCTTACATCAATAAACAAGCGTTTGACGTAGCAAGATTCCCTAGCACTAATTGGTATTCAGATAACATTATGTGCGATGATCTATCTAAAGCAGGGTTCAGTCATTATGTAAGCACAGCTTATGTGCATCACGCAGGAAGTCAAACTGTAGGAATGGACTACGCAAAGTGCCACGAGGAACCTAGAGAATGGATACGGACTAACCGTCCTGACAAGTACGAGGAAATATATGGCTGAATTTCAGAGGATGCCTACCCAAGAAGAACTACAAAAGATTCTTTACATGGGTCAGATGCAAGGTAAGACTACTCAAGAGATTATTAATGAGAACCTAGCAAAAGGCGGCACTGTTAAGCCATTGCCTGAAAACTTCTTTACGACAGCTAGTGCAGGTGCAAAACGAGCTGGTGAGTACATAAATAGAGCTGGCACTGCTGCTGATGTAGCAAAACTATTTCCTGGTTATCAACCTGAGACAAAAGTAACAATACCTACCAGTTTTAGCGTAGTTCCTAAAGTTGATCCATATTCAGGTCAAGTAATGCCAACAGGAATACAGACTCAGCAAGCTTCGATAGGTAATGTATTGCAGCAGATTAAACCTGCTGATGTATTGGGTGTAAGTGGTGCTGAACGTGCTTATGGTGATATAGGGGCTGGAAAGGCTCCACAGCCATTTGACGTAATAGATACATTAGGAGTTGGTGCTGTTGGAATGGCTGGCACTAAAGGCTTATTAGGCGCAGCTAGAGCTACTAAAGGCTTGCCAGTAGGTATGTCAATTCAAGATGTAACTAAATCTGGATTATTAGCTACAGCCCCTAAGTCAGAGATTGGCTTTTATAGCGCAGTAGAAAATGCAGCTTTAGCAAGCCCAAGAAAGACAGCAACAGGTCAGGCTTTTCTTAACGATATTATGAAAGGTCAAGACGTTCGTGCTGACGAAATTAAATGGTTAGGCTTAGACGATTATTTAAAAGACAAGAAAAGTATAACTAAGCAAGAAGTACAAGACTACATTGCTAATAATCGTGTAGATGTTCAAGAAGTTCAGTTGGGTGCTGGTTATGCGCCAATTCAAAGAGAATTGAATAATCAAGGTTATGAATTAAATGTAGATATGGATGGTGATTGGAGCATATTTAAAGATAATCAATATGTTGATTTAGATGAATTGCCTCAAGATTTGCAAAATTTTGTAATAAATAATGCCCCATCAAAAACTGAAACTAAATTCGGTCAATACACATTACCTGGTGGAGAGAACTACAGAGAGATTCTGTTGACTATGCCAAATACTAAACAAGGAAACTTAGGTAAAGCAACAGCTAGTAGTGATGGAGATGTTTGGAATGTTAAATTTGATAACGGTGAAACGACTACATTCTCAGTAGATAAAGCAAATGATGTAAATGAAGCTATAGATTATGCTCAACAAAAATTAGGAACATCATATAGATCATCACATTTCGATCAGCCAAATATCCTAGCTCATTTACGAGTAAACGATAGAGTAGATGCTGACGGTAAGAAAATGTTGCTAATTGAAGAAGTTCAAAGCGATTGGCATCAGGCAGGTAGGGATAAGGGATATTTAACTAAAGATTCAAAACAGCGGGAAGCAAATTTAGAGGCAATAAAAGAGCATGAATCAATTATGAATCAAATTGGTGATATGCCGTGGTCTCAAGTTCCACAAGAAATTAAAGATAGACTTAATTCTTTAGCTCCACTTATTTCTGATCCAGTAAAAAAAGTACCTGATGCTCCATTTAAAGACACATGGTATCAACTAGCACTAAAGAGAGCTATCCAACACGCAGCAGAGAACGGCTATGAACGTATCGGATTGACAACAGGTAGCCAACAGGCAGCTAGATTTGACTTAAGTAGACAGGTTAATGAAATTGCAGTTCCTATGGTTAATTCTGATGGCTCAAGATCGGTAAGAATTGATCCTACTAATGGAACAAGTTTAAAGTTAATGGTTGATAAAGATGGAATTGTTACTGGATATGGAGCAGCAAGCAATCAATTTAGTGGCAAAAAACTAAATGAAGTTATTGGCAAAGAAATGGCTGATAAAGTAATGAAATCTGAGCCAGAAACAGTATTTAGTGGTCTTGATCTCCAAGTAGGTGGCGAAGGAATGAAGAAATACTATGACGAGATATATCCTAAATTCCTAGATAAGTACGGTAAGAAATGGGGAGCTAAGGTAGGTGAGACTAAGATTAGTACTGCTGGAGGAAAGCCAACTCAATACGCAGATTACTATGATTATGTAAAATCAAAAGATGCTGGAAGCGAAAAAGTACGCTACATAGACATAACACCAGAAATGAAAGCAGGAGTATCAAAAGGACAACCACTATTTGCAGCAGCTCCAATAGGAGTAACAGGTGGTCTATTAGGTACTCAGCAAGATCAACGTAAGTAAGCATGACACCTGAAAGGTAATGCAAAAATGGAAACAGATTACACCAGTAAAATAGAGGAAGATGCACGAATAGCTAACCTTACTAATATGGGTAAGGGAAGACCTAAAGGTGCGGTCAATAAGTCAACATCTATCGTTAAGGAAGCTATTGCAAAGCTACTAGAACGTAACGTAGAGAACATGGATGGATGGCTAGAGCAGGTAGCTAAGGACGATCCTTACAAGGCTTTAGACCTAATGAATAAGCTGTGTGAGTACCACGTACCTAAGCTGGCTAGGTCAGAGATCACAGGTGCAGACGGTGGCGCAGTAGAGCATAGCGTGACATGGCAGAAATAGTCATTCCGTACAAGCCTCGTGGTCAGCAGATCGAGATTCATGAGGCAATAGACAACCATCGCTTTACAGTCGTTGTGGCTCATCGAAGGATGGGTAAGACTGTCAGTGCTATTAACCATCTCATAAAGGCTGCAATTGAATGTGACAAGCCTAATCCACGATTTGCTTATATTGCTCCTACTTACGCTCAGTCGAAGCGTGTTGCTTGGGATTATCTACTTGAATTTACTCGTCCACTGGGTGCTACTGCGAACATATCAGAGCTTAGGGTGGATTTTTGGGGTAGGCGCATTAGCCTTTACGGTAGCGATAACTCCGATTCTTTACGTGGGCAATATTTTGATGGGGTGGTGCTTGACGAGATTGGGGATCAAAACCCGAAAATCTGGAACGAGGTCATCAGACCAGCTCTAGCAGATAGACTAGGTTGGTGCTTGTTTATTGGCACACCTAAAGGCAGGAACCACTTTGCAGACTTTAGAGATCGAGCTGAGGAAACAGAAGGCTGGGCTTTACTGGAGTTCAAAGCAAGCCAGACAGGTGTCCTTAACGAGAAAGAATTGAATGATGCTCGTGCTGAGATGGGCGAGGATAAGTACCAACAAGAGTTCGAATGTAACTTTAACAGTGCCGTAGAAGGGGCTTACTATGGGCAGATTATCAACGATCTTGAAGCAAAAGGCCGTCTCACCACTGTTGACCGTGATGATCTTTGCAAGTCTTATGTGGCTTGGGATTTGGGTATGGGTGACTCTACTTGCTTGTGGGTGGCTCAATTGGTTGGCAAGGAAGTCAGGCTCATTGATTTCGTGGAAAACCACGGGGTCGGGCTTGATTGGTATGTCAATTGGCTCAAAGAAAATAGATATGAGCGTTTCGACCAGTACCTTCCACATGACGTTGAAGTCCGTGAGATGGGGACAGGAAAGAGTCGCAAGGAAGTCCTCCAAGAAGCAGGACTAGAGATTACCGTAGCTCCTAGACTATCTGTTGCTGATGGAATACAGGCAGTGCGTAGGTTGCTACCACGTTGTTGGTTTGACAAGGATAAGACTAAGCAGGGTGTTAATGCTTTACGTAACTATCGCAGGGAATACAACGAGAAGCAGAACGTCTATTACGAGAAACCGCTACATGACTGGGCATCTCACGCTTCAGATAGTTTTAGGTATTTAGCGATAACACTTGACGAATCGGACGATTCATGGTCATCAAATATCCCAATTAATACTAAATGGGTTGTATAATAAGCAAAATATCCGCATAGGGTTTAGCTATGGATTCAGGACAAGTAAAAGGTATTTTAGAGAACGAGATTGATAACTCAATCGGCTTTATCGACTCTGAAACTACTGACGAACGCACTAAAGCATTGCAGTATTACTTACGTGAACCTTACGGTAACGAGGTTGAAGGTCGTAGCCAGATCGTTACAGGGGAAGTAGCTGAAGCTATTGATGGCGCATTGCCACAGCTTCTACGTGTCTTTACGACAACAGAGGACATCGTTTACTTTGAACCTAAGTCACCTAATGACGAGGAAACAGCAAAGCAAGCTACTGAATACTGTAACTGGGTGTTCTATCGTGAGAATGATGGTCTGCTAATCCTGCATAACTGGTTTAAGGATGCGCTCCTGCAAAAGACAGGCGTGGTTAAGTCTTACTGGGATTCGCAAGAAGATGTAGTCAAAGAAAAGTACAAGAACCTAACAGAGGAAGAACTTGCCTTA